TAGGGTTTCTTGTATTATCTTTATCACATATTTTAACGCAACGTTTTGTTATAGGATTTATCTCTTTACCTTCAGGACATTCTTTGTCTACTTTGTCTACTTTGTCTACTTTGTCTACTTTGTCTACTTTGTCTGCTTTGTCTACTTTGTCTACTTTGTCTGCTTTGTCTACTTTGTCTACTTTGTCTGCTTTGTCTACTTTGTCTACTTTGTCTACTTTGTCTGTCTTTTTGGTCTTGATTTTTTCACATTTTCCAGTTAATTGATTTCTTATTTTATCTTTATCACATATTTTAACACAGCGTTTAGTAACAGGATTTATCTCTTTACCTTCAGGACATTCCTTATCAGGTTTTTCTTCTTTTACCTCTTTTTGTTTAGGCTTAGAGGGTAGTTTAACCGGATTAGCATTTATTTTTGTGGGGTCGCGTGTATAACGTTCTTCATGTAATGATATGTTTTCATAAGTGTATATATCAGGGATATTAGCATTATACTCTAATTTTTGATTTAGATAATCATGTAGCGCAGATTTGTTTTTGTGTTTTATTAAATTGCTCATAAGATTTTCTTTTTCAATTAAATATTTTTCATATTTTTCTTCATTATTTAATCGTTTGCTATGATATAATTCTATATATTTATTTTTCTTATCTGTTATTATCTCTCTTTTCTTATCAATATCTTCTACATAAACACGTATATCTCCTTTTAAATTATTAATTTTAGAAATGTCAATTTTGTCTTTATCGCTCAAAATAATTAATAATTTTTTTTCAATATTTCTTAATATATCCATTTAATAATATTAAGGATAAAAATAATTATTTTAATATTATATTTTCAAACATTCCTTTATAATAAGTTTCAAGACTTTCCTCGGGTTTCATTTGATCTTCATATACACTTCGAGGGATATATTTAATAATTACCTTCTCTTTTTCACATTTATTGTCTTTTTTACTATAATACCCTTGTACTATTAATATAGTACCTATGAAAAGTAGAAATATCGCTATTGCTTTCATTCTTAATAAAGTAATATAGAATTATTTTTTGTATAATTAATACTATTAAATAAGGAATGATAGAAAAATATATAGTATTTATTGATATAGAAGATAGTAAAAAAATATTAAATATTTTCCAATTAATTTATCTAAGATGAATATATCTTCTATTCTAAAAAAGTATTTATTTACAAATGATAATAAAATTATTAAAATGTCTATCAATAAAAATATGAAAGGTGATTTTTTTTGGAAATCAAATAATACTAATTTAAATAAAACAGAAATTATTAAAGAATTAACTAATAATCTTAATGACAAATATGTAAAATTATATAGAAATATTGCTTATATTATTGTTAAGAAGAATGATGCATTTATATTAATTTCTAAAAAAATATTTGAAAACTATAAAATTAATATGAACAGAAATGATTATTTAAACTCTATTAAAATTAAAAAATTACATGGGATTATAGTAAGACATATTAATAGTTCTCGTAAAATTATAATAGGTGGAACTGGAGGTACTTTAGGTACCAAAGACATGGTTGTAAAACGTACTTTAAATCCATCTACAAACCCTTTCCCTAATCCAGATGGATTTAATAGACCTAAGTCTCCTAAGTCCCCTAAGTCTCCTAAATCTCCTAAGTCTCCTAAATCTCCTAAGTCTCCTAAGTTCCCTAAGTTCCCTAAGTCCCCTAAGTCCCCTAAGTCTCCTAAGTCCCCTAAGTCCCCTAAGTCTCCTGTTGTTGACAATGAGTGTCTTAATATGTTACGACAGATGCATACAGGGAAAAAAGAGTATATGTCATATAATTCATATAGATATGATAAACACTATTTGGATTTTAAAGAGTATAATAGTACTAATATATTAATACCAGAATTACTTAATTTTACAAAAAATAGAAAAGGTAATGAAATACAAGTTGTAGAGATAGAAAAAAATAAAAATGGTATGACATGTATAGGTGCAAATATATACAATAGATATTCAGGTAGTAATCCACCTAAAATTGGAACATTAATAGCAGCAAATTCAGGAAGACCGGGTGGTGGTTGTGGAAATTTTGATGGTACTATAGGTAATATTCATCAAAATCATAGAACACAAGAAGAAGATATAATGTCTAATTGGTTTATGACTTATGCTAATAATAAAAATATAATAGATGAAGATGAAAAAAAGAATATTATAATAAATTATTTCAATGTACTATTTTTAATAGTGGGGTCTTTTATATCCTACAGCGAGTAGAGGAGATAGAAAAAATTATTACAAAACCATTCAAGGTATAAATTATAGATATGCTGTACCTAAAGATTATGCAGATGCATGGACTGTAGAAAATGTATATTTAAGTGATAAAAATTACCAATATAAAGGATCTCGGTATATTTATGAAAACCAGTATAAAACTACATTGGTTTTTGTATCTGGTCCTAATAATAATAACCCGGGAACAAAAGGACCAATTAATTCTGTATTTCGAACATATAACGATATGACTGCGACGCGTTTTGATAAATTTATGGAAGGTGTTGAAGCTGCCTTATTTGCCGGATTAATTTCGATGGTACAAAGTAAATGTACAATTGCATTGTTAGTATATGTTAGTGGAGGTATATATAGAGGTTCGCATAATATAGATGACTATAAAAATATGTTTGAAAATATCGTAAAATAATCTATTAACACATGTACAAATAAATGGTCTTGAATTAGGTAGTTATTTTGATGCTATATATTTAGTATAATTTAATATAATTTAATATAATTTGATTTACATTATTTTTTTATAATTTTATAATATTATTTATATATTATATAATTAAACTATGGAAGATAAATATATAGTTTTTATAGATAAAGATACTAACAAAATTGTTCCTGTTAAAATAGCTGGTAATTATATAAGTACTATAAAAGATTTTTTAGATAAATTTATTAATAGTAGCAGTATAATTTCATTTGAAAACAAATATAATTCTTATATACATAGCGCGTCTTCTAAAAAAAATGAAATTATTGAGAAAATACTAAAAGATAGCTTTAATCCTAGATTAAAAAATATTTGTTGTATAGTAATTTCCAATAATATTGTAATTTATAATATAAACGATAATAGTGGTGCGCACAGAATTAATAATTCTCTTTATAATAATAAAATAAAGAGTTTAATTAAAACTGTTGAAAAATATATTGAAATAAAATATAAGTCAAAAAAACAACAAACATAAACGCCAATATCTATAAAATAATAAAAATATAAATAATTCTAATCAACATGTCTTTGATTCCATGCATCAACTTTTTCAAGTTCTTCTTTTATTTCGCTTAGTTCTACATTATCTACTTCTTCATTAATATTTTCACTAGTAGTTCCAACAGGAGCAGCATTTGAAGCAATTGTTTGTTTTCTGCTTTCAAAAACTACATCGCGATTGTCCATATTTTTCTTATACTCTTTCATTAGAGTATTAAGTTGAGTTTCTGCATATTCTTGATTTTCAAGACATTCTGGGTTAGGAGACCAAGGACACCAACAACCTACCTGAGCAATATAAATATTAAATTTATTATCAATTTTCTTCAAAAATTCACAACGATTTTTTGCTTCTTCAATAGTATCAAAAGTACCTCTTACTTTAATTCCGCGAATAGAAGTAATAAAGTTATTATCAATATGATAATTCTTTTCTAATTCTTCGCTATTAACTGATTTGAAAAAATTTAATTGCTCATTCATTTCTACGTGATTAAATAGGTAATTATTATTTTCAATGATAGTATTAACCATATCTTTTTGATCTGGATATTTTTCTTTAATACTTTCTAGAAGATTTTTCATATCTCCGCTGAATTTTTCAGTAAATTTGGTAAAGATATAGGCTTCTTTATTTACAATAACATCTTCAGGACTAATAAAAGAAACTAGAACAAAATTTTGCCCTCTAATGGGTTTATCTTCGTCTAAATAATCTACCTCTTTTGTGGATACATGTGTTGGATTCTGCACATCAGTCATATTGTTTATTCTTAATATATATTAAGATATTTAATCTTATATGTTTTTATATTAAAATATTTTAATATGGTAGAATAATGAGTCTTGATTATATAAAAGTTTTATTATATTATATATTACTAAGTTTTATAGTATCTATCATCGCTTTATTTATTAGATCTAAAAGTTTCGAACCTATTAAAATATTAACATTAACAATTATAATTGCAATTATATTATATGTGGTTGATTTATCTACAAATTATACCTATATTAATAATACCTATAATTTGGGTTTAAGTAATATGTGAAAAATGAGTACATAATTAAAAAATATTTAGAAATTTATAAAAGTTTATAAAAGTTTAAGAAAAATAAAATTATGTACTCATTTTAATATTAGTAAATTATAAGGAAGGTATTATTTTATAATTTAAATCTATACAAATCTTCTTCCATATTTGGTCTTGAATATATAATTTCTCTCTACTTTTTAATAATGGAAAATACTTTAAATACCCATTTAATCCTAATATTTGAAAGAATTTGTATAAAACATAACTATATGAAAGAAAGTTTTTCCTATCTTTAGGACAATGTTTTAAAAAGGGGGCTTGAATACTTCTAAACATACTGCACAACTTATCTTCTAATTCTGGACTAAATTGCGGTGTAGGTATTCCGTTAATTCTATTTATAATATAATTAATATGTTCATAATATTTATTTATTCTCAGTCTTTTTAGGATATCTCTCATTTTTAAATATGTTATCTTCTTTAAATCTGTAATCTTTTCCTTCTTAATCTCTATTAAAATTTTTTCAAAAATTTCATCTGGAATATCGGTACTTTCTTTTCCTTGTACTTGGTTACACCATTCTCTAAAATGATTTATTCTTTTATAACAAAAGTGAGAAGTATCCTTTGTATTTTGTTTTAATATAGGTCTATTTTGCTCTACTAATAATAATTCTTGATATCCGCAAAAATTACAAACGATTATTGCGTCATATTGAAGACATGTCATACTATTTTTACAAACCTTGCAAATTTCTATATTTTCTTCTTCAACTGTTCTGATATATTTATTATTTATTATCGCCATATATTTATCTACTAAAGAACTTTTATCTTGTAGAGCTTCTGTTTTATCCTTATCGGTATCATTATCAATGAATCCCTTCTCATAAAAACTATTATCATCATTATCATTATTATAACTATTATTATAATTACTAATAATTCTATCGCCGGTATTATATTCGCAACTATTGTTTTTTTCGTTATCTAAAGTTTTTTCTTCAATTTGTTTTTTATTATTTATATTATTTAATGCTTCCAAAACATTGATTGTATTAATGTTAATACCTTTCTTTTTTTTATTATTATCCTTCTTATATATTTTTGATTTAGTATTTACATCTTTTAAATAATTTAAATTTTGATTAATATCTGACTGTTTGTTTACAGTATCATAATATTGAAATAATATATCACTTGTATTTTTATAATATTCTATTTCATCTAATTTATTTAACTCATTTAATCTTGATTTTATATCTAATATTTCTTCGCTTAGTTCTATATTACTAAACCATAATTTACTATTTATATCTTTATCTGTACTATTTTTAATAATATTTAATATATTATTTTTTTCCTCTTCGCAAAATTTTAGTTTATTTTTGTAATACAACTTTTCTTTATCGCTCTTTTCAAAATCCTTTATCATATTATTATGCATTGCATCTAATGTAAAAGTTTCATTTATATCAACAGAGACCTTTTTCTTTGATGACTTCTCTTTAAACATCATTATATTTGAATTATAAATATTAAGGTTTATATACAAAATTAAATTTGTGTCATATAATCTATATTTTTTTCTCCTCTAATAGTATAAAGAATATAGCGTAAATGGGTGGTGGTCTTCTTCAATTAGTAGCTTATGGTGCTCAGGATGTTTATTTAACTGGTAATCCTCAAATTACCTTTTTTAAAGTAGTTTATCGTCGTCATACTAACTTCGCTATGGAAGCTATACAGCAGACATTTAATGGAAATATTGGATATGGAAACACAATAACCTGTCAAATATCGCGCAACGGCGATTTAATTAATCGCATGTATTTACAAGTAGATGTGCCCAAGAAAACTAGCACTGCTGCTACTGATTCATATGTTAACTACTTAGGTCTACGCTTAATAAAATCTGTAGTAGTAGAAATTGGTGGTCAACAAATAGATAAACATTATTCCGATTGGTTATACATATGGAACGAGTTATCTTTACCTATGGGCAAAAGATATGCTTATGATACTATGGTCGGAGCGGATAAAGATATAACAACTAATAAAAATACTACATTATATATACCATTTGAATTCTGGTTTTGCCGTAATGTAGGTTTAGCACTTCCTTTAATTGCTCTTCAATATCACGAAGTTAAAGTAAAAATTGAATTTGAAACAAAAGTAAATTGTTTAATAGCTAGCTCTCTTTCTGCTACCGCCGCCGCTGCTTCTGCGCTCAACTTTCCTGAAATAAATTCCGCCTCATTATGGATAGACTATATATTCTTAGATACAGATGAACGTAGAAGATTTGCTCAATTATCTCATGAATATTTAATAGAACAACTTCAATTTACTGGTACTGAATCTCTTGTAAATAAAAGTAACCGTATTAAATTAAACTTCAATCATCCCTGCAAAGAATTAATCTGGGTAGCAAAAAGTTCTGGAACACACAAAAAAGCAAGATGGTACGATTATAATCTAGCGACATCTGCTATAGTTGATAATACCGCGCCGTTTTCAATAGATAGTGGCAATCAATCATATAGTAGTAATTATATTTATCAAGTTACACCGACTGCTGCGAATTACAATAATCCTTTCATAACCTCTATTTTACAATTAAATGGTAATGACCGTTTTGCAGTAAGAGAAGGATTATACTTCACACACGTTCAACCTTATCAACATCATACTAATGTTCCCGTTAATAATCCTATCAATGTATACTCGTTTGCTCTTAAACCAGAGGACCATCAACCAAGTGGCACTCTCAATATGTCTCGTATAGACACAGCTACTTTAATGGTTGAAGTTCAAGATCTTTCTGCTACCGGTGTAGGTATGCCTTTAGCTACAGAATATTCTTATACTGGTATTAATATATACGCAGTTAATTACAATGTATTACGTATATTATCTGGAATGGGTGGTTTAGCGTATTCTAATTAGTTATAATAAAATGTGTTATATAATTCCCTTTTTTTTTTCTCCTCTAATAGTATAAAGAATATAGCGTAAATGGGTGGTGGTCTTCTTCAATTAGTAGCTTATGGTGCTCAGGATGTTTATTTAACCGGTAATCCTCAAATTACCTTTTTCAAAGTAGTTTATCGTCGTCATACTAACTTCGCTATTGAAGCCATTCAACAAACTTTTAACGGAACTCCTACTTTCGGCAATCGTGTTACTTGTCAAATATCAAGAAATGGCGATTTAATACATCGCGTATATTTATCTATTATTGATTATACTTCTGGTGATACTACTGCTGAAACGGTTTGTCCTTATTTCGGTCTTCGCTTAATTAATTATGTAGAAATTGAAATAGGTGGTCAAAAAATAGATAAACATTATTCTCACTGGATGTATATATGGAATGAACTTTCATTACCTAAATCTAAAAAAGAAGCTTATAAAAAAATGGTTGGTTCTAATAATACCATCGCCAGATTACAAAATGCCAATCTCTATATACCTTTAGAATTCTG